CTTGACCTTCTTTGATCTTGTCACGTTCACGGCTTTGTAGTTTATTAGTTGTTAGAACTATATTATCTTCTATAGTTCTGATCTGTTCTTCTAATGCTGATACTGCACTTGTATCAATATTCAACTCCGATATACGTGCTTCGTATTCGTTTGCCTGTGTATTAATACGTGCTAGGTCTGCATCTAATTGTTCTATTTGTTTGTTATACGGGTCTACTTGTTCTTCAATACTAGCAACATTGGTTTTTGATAGTTCGTCTCTATAGTCTATTACAACACCCTGCAATCGTTCTAAATCGCTGTCTAGGCTTTTTATCTCATTTTCGTATACTTTAACTCTATCTTCAAGGCTGTTTAGTTGCGCTGTAACGATAGCATTTTGTTCTGCAATACCAGGTTGGATACGATCATATGCTGTGTCAATACGTGCTTGTTCTTTGTCAATTTGTGCTTGTATCGCATCGTTGCCTTGTCCTATACTTGCTTCAGCTTCAACAATACGTTCTTCAGATCTTTTGATTATTGCAGACTGTCGTGTTAACTCATCGTCTATACGCTCTATTTGAGCAACACCTTCGTTTGCTGCTGATGTTTGTTCAATATGTGCCTTCGATAAGAAACCAAAGATACCCATGCTTGTAATAAACATAAGAACAACTACAGCTCCAACTAGATAGTATTTTAACCACCATTTGGCTTGATGCCAGTACTTGTGTAACCAAACTGCTGTAACAAGTTTAGCTATCTCTAAAGTGCCGCCCATAATCATTATCGGGACTGCTGCTGCGGCAAAAATTGCAACTAATCCAACTACACTATAATATATTGCCACGGCGCTGATTGCAAGAGCAGTGACTAAAACTAAAATACCTATAAACATCGTGAAGTATTTATCGGTATAATTTTCAGAATTAACTTAGTTTCGACGCATTTCAGCAATGTCTTTAGCGTCCTCTTTTCTATCTGCAAAGATAGGAACCATGTTAGACTTGTGCATAGTAGCCACACCAATTAATTGACGCTCACCTGAATATACGTTGCGTTTTTTAGCATGTCCATTACCAACCTTATCGCTAGTTACTCTAGGACCTGTACTGTAGTCAGGTATCTCTGAGCGTACTTCTTTTGCAGAGCCTTTAACTCCTAACTTTTTAAGATAGGCTTCGTGCTCGGCTTGTGCTTTTGCAAGCCTTTTACTTTTTGATTGCTTTTGTTTGCGATTATACTTAGTTGTGGTCATATAAGGACCGCATAAATGCATCGACATATCATATCCTAATTTCTGCTAACACTTACATATTAACATTAATTTAGTTTACTGTCAACCAATTATACCGGTATGCCCGGTCCTCCACCTATCTTAAGTTTAGGATCACTTTTCCTTTGGTATACTGTGTTAGAATCGACACAAATTACATTGTGTATCTTTCTTTCGCCATAATTATAAGTTAAAGTTCCTATAATCGCCGGTGTGTTTTTAGGATCATACAAATATTCCATACATTCATTATATGATGAGAATTCTGCGCCTACTCCTGTAAAAGCGTGATATTGTTGGTTGGGGTATTCGGCTGATACCAGCATACTAGCCAGCATTATCCATATTATGTCCATTACGGTCTCCCATAAAGTATTTAGCGAAAGCAGTCCGTTTGTTTCTACCTATCGACTAGGTTGTTGCTTTTGTGATCATTTCGGCAGTAACTACGCCTGCTTCCATTAGAATACTTCTATTTTCTAAGTGAGCATCTTTAACTGCATTTTTATTTTGTGCATTGTAAGGAACAGCATGTTTTGCTTCTACGAGTGCATCACATAATGTAGTATGTTCTCTAAATTTAAAATCGCCAAGAACACGTCCGAATTTACCTTTTGCATCGTATTTGTGTGTCATCAACACTTGTCTACTACCGACTGGCAAAGCTGCCTGAACATATTCTTTTGCAAGATTACCGAATATTTTTTCTACTTTGTCGCTTGTTCTTGATTCCGGTGTATCAATACCATAAAGCCTTACTCTTTCTCCAAAAAGCCAAACTCCAAATCCTAAATCAATATCTATGTCAACAGTATCACCGTCAACGACTTTAATTATTTTGCAACCATATTCGTACATTGCCCTCTCCCTTATGTATTAGTTTGCTGGTGCTGGTTTCTTTCCGAAGATTCTATCGTACCCCGGATCTTCGTCATATGCTCCTGCCCATTTGTTTTCTGTAAACTCTGCAAAGTCAATCAAATCTTCGATGTCTGCATAGTTTTCAGATATCCATTGTTCGTGTTCTTTAAGTTTAGCCTTCATATCACTTATGTCACGAGCCATGTTGACCTCATCTTCCACTGCCATCTTGCTTGTGAGTTCGCTTACTTGTCCTTTAAGTGTTTCTATTGTTTGTGCTTGTTGTGCAGTCCACCATACAAATGCGCTTACCTGCATAACGATTGCAACAACTACACCTATTCCAAATTTCATATTCATTCTACTACCTCATTAAACTATTTAGTTAAATGCCCATAAAAAAAGGCCTACCGAAGTAGACCTTTTAGTTTAAAAATGTGTATTGTTTAGAAGTTGAATGAAGCGCCTACACCAATTGTGTCGTCTTCTGCTTCTAGATCATATGCACCTTCTGCATATAATGTTAAGCCACCTGCTACTTCACGTGAGTAACCTAAGCCAATGTTTTCAGCCATATCATCTTCGTCACCGTTGATGAAACCTGTTATACCCATTGTGCTTAATGACAACTCATATGCCATGTGCTCGTCTGCATATGTAATAATTGTGTTTGCTGATGCTACACCTAAGTCTGCACCTAGTTCAGCTGCGTATGTGTTTACATCTGTTGTTTCGTTCATGTCTACAACACCTGTTACACTTAGACCAGCGCCTAATTCTGTGCCGTATGAAAACTGAATGTTTTCAATATCAGTTGCATCTGTTGACATATCTAGTACACCAATCATTACACTTGCTCCGCCCCATGACGCCATTACGCTATCGTGGTCTGCTGGATCTGCTAGTGTGTCATCGCCTACTATTTCTAGTCCGCCACCTGGGAACAAGTCACCTTGATCACCAACTGATACAGTTGCTCCGCCGACTTGTACACCTAAAGCATACTCGTCAACTACTAGTGTTGAACTGTCATTAATTTCTAAGCCAATGTTACCAAATGCAACACCAGTTCTTGCTAGACCTAGGCCTAGTGTAGTTGTGTTAACTACATCACCTGCTGCATTTTCAGTGACTTCCATTTTGATAGAACCGTTTAGATCCGCTGCTGACACTGCGCCAGCAAATGTAAATGCTGCTAATGCAGTCATAAATACGTTACGCATAATATATTTCCTTTTTATTTGTTATGTGTATTACGAAAGGACAAGCGTCGAACTTGTCCTTTCTACATTGTAATTATACAACCTATGTTTAGTATGAGCAACCAAATAGAGTAATAAATGCTGCAACTGCATAATAAAGTTACTTTATATGGCTATTTTGCAACACCTCTTTTAATCATAGGTTTGATTGCATCTTCTGCTTGTTTCCTAGTCCAATTAAATTTTTTCATTGCATCTTTATAGAGTTGTTCTTCTGTTTTAGCAGCTCTAATTAAACCAACTAAAAATTTATCTATTTCAATCCAATTCATATTATTCCTTAGTTGGAGGCATTCTGTTGCCCGGGGCCTCCGTAACCGCGAACTGCCCTTAGGCTGCTTCTAAGACTCCGTCGAAGTCAAAAGAAAGTTCAGGTTTGAAATTGTCATTTGCAATTATCATTTTTCTTGCGTTACGTAGCTTGCGCACGATTAACTCCACTTCATTTTCACACCTGTCGATCCTATTTCTGCCCCATAAAAAACACACTTGTCTAAATGTGCTTATGGTGGAGCAGTGCGGTACCGCCCCGCAGTCCAGTATGTGTCCACGTTGCTTCAACGCTAACAGTTTATTTATACAGCCTTTTTTTGATGATGTCAACCACTCTTTTAGATAGAACTACTTCATAATGATTACGATCAATATAATCATATTCAATATCGTTTCTACACATCATTGATTGTTTAGTAACTATGCCGTCATTCTTTCCAGCAAGCCACGGAACATCACCTGTAGTTGTTACTATCTGCATCCAAGGTATTGTGATAGGTATAAGTCTACTGTATCGAATAAAGTCACTTGAAGGTTTAATATCTCTAAATAACTGATATGTAGGATTTAACATTGATCCCCATGTAGCAATCTCACTTCCATTAAACGGTGTTGCCAAACTTACAACACCGTTTATGTTAAAACGTTCTTGTAAATAAGTTGCATATACTCCGCCGAGGCTATGTGCTACAATAACATATGTATCTTTTTTATCTAGAGTGTTGCACATATTCTCTAGATTTACAATAGCCTTATCTTCTTTTTCGTAGTTTAAAAAAATAGGGTTTTTTATTTTGATTTTTTGTTGTATGTAAGCAAAACTTCTTTCACTGGCAGTTGCGCCATGTATGAATATGGTCTTCATATCTGTTTCTTAAGAAGTTTTGTTTTTAAATCAAGACTTGATTTTATATCATCTGCTAGTTCTTTTGCTTCAGGATCACGCCACTTATCCATTACTCGTTTAGTAATGACTCTGTTAGTTGCTACACCACTTACGTTGCCTGCTGATACCTGCGCAGGGTTGTAGTGAGGAAATTCTGCATAGAATTCCCTAATCTTTTTACGCACTGCTTGCGTTTTTTGTACTATAGTCTCTGCTTCATAATCTTCCATAAAGATATTTATGTATTATGATAAGCATTCCATGCTTTAATTCTGTCAGCCCTTGTATAACCTCTATCTAAGTGCCACGGATCGTTGTTTAGTTTAGCAGCTATATCCTCTGCTGCTTCTGGTGTACGACAGATTGTAACAACATCTCCACGCTTGCCGCCTGTCTTTACTTTCCAAATTGCTTCGCCTTTGACATTTTGATCTTCATATACTTTGTGATCATTATTCATTATTTTTGTCCTTGATTATTTTTGTTTTTCGCTTGTGATTCTTTTTAAATCTTTGCAATTTATTGTAAGCAACATGATTATGTTCATGATGCTTCAATTGCGGCCATTCTTCAATTTTTTTGACAATAGAATCAAAGATTTCTTTGTGTCTATTGTCTGAAGGATTACTTTTGGACATTACGTTCCCATCTGTAAAACTTATGTCTACCGATAGTACCAGTAAGAGTAAAATGTCTTGCCCATCTAGGGTTCACATAATCTGCATGATAATGTGTAGCACCTTCTGTAATACCAGCAAAGTCTCCGAACACTGTCATATTAAACGCTAATGATTTAGCATTGTTCCAAGCATCTTGGTCAGTAGGCCAATCACTTTTTCCATCACAATACCAAGAGAACTGGCATTTATTACGTATCATTGAGCCGTCTGCATGTTTTTTGCCTTGACGTACTACACCGCATATTGTGTTAGGATATCTGTGATCAGCAACTCTGTTTAGCACTACGTCTGCTACGGCTGCTTGGTCTGCTCTACTCGAGCCGCGAGTTTCATAGTAAATATTTTGTGCCAAACAATAAAGTTGTGGTCTTTGTTTTTCGTTAAAAAAAGTTTCGCCTGTTACTGTAGTTGCGCTGATTTGAGTTGCTGCTAAAATAGCAAGTACAAGTCGTTTCATTTCTACCTCATTGAATTAGATTGTTATCGTTGTCTTCGTTGTCGTCTTCTTCATTATGCTTGAGATATTCGAATAAAGTTAAATCTAGTAATTCGTCTAAATCAAGGTCAGTTCGATCTTCTGATAAAGTTACTTCTTGTTGGCAGTCTAAGTCATCAAGTGTAAAATGTTCATCTTCATCTACACCTAACAATAAATTTAATTTGTCTTCGGTTAGCGTTTCGTTCCTATGTTTTGCTTCCCAAATAAATGCAACCACGAGGAGCGAGAGTAAACATTCTTCCTCCCACGCCTCGTGGTCGGCAGCATACGATAGCACATATTCACGGACACTGTCATAAGCAATAGTCCGATCAGCAATGCTTTTTAAGTATTCTACTGCATCTGTTGTCATTTACATATTGTTCTTGCGTTCTTGGATTTCTTTGCGGCGTTCTTTTGTAAGTTTGCCAAGGTCACCAAGTGCTGAACGAGCACGAGTTGCTGCTGCTTTTACGTTCTTTGTTTCCCATGATTCATGTTCTTTTAAATATGCGTTAAAAGCTTGAACAATTTGTTCGTGTTGTGTTAAATCACCCATAGCTATTCTCCTTCTATCGAGCTAGTTATATTATACGTTATAAAGTTAAGTTTGTCAACCTATAGTTTTAATCCTGATGTGCTTTCGACATATTGTTTTGCCATTTCACTCTCAGTTTTATGCACAAATACTATTGCACTTTTGTTTAATGCTAGTTTAGCATCTTGTGCAATAGTAAATGCGAAGGGCGCAAGGCCCATTCCTTGTTGTGATGCTATCAGTGCCAACGGCTTTGATACTGTCACTGTGTTATTATCTTCTTCAACAAAACGGGCAACAATTTCGTCGCCGCCCGTTGTTTTTAGTGTCACTGTATCGTTTACCTTATAAGGTGCTTCGATTATCATAATGTGTATCCTGTTCCTGTATAGCCTGTGTTTTCGATATATTGTACAAATTGTTCGTAGCCGCCAACTTTATTGCCACTTACTACAATTTGTGGAAACGTTCTTGCTTCTGGAAATTCTGCAAGCACTGCTTCTCGTGTAAAGTCTTTACCTAGTTCTAAATATTCAAACTGGTAATTGTATTTTTCGCATAACATTTTTGCTTTTGTGCATGATGGACATGCTGGTTTACCCCAAATTTGTATCATAATGAAAATCCTTTAAATGTGTCGTTCGACACATCCTGTTTCGTGCCGCCGATTACATAACTAGTTATCTCTGTTTCTTGAGGAGCAACCTGTACATCAGCACCTGAAATCCATTTTTGTGTCCACGGCAACGGATTAGATTGTGGCACTTTGTATGGTGATTTTAAGTTTACATTTGACATTCTACGGGCACAAATCCATTCAATATAATCACTTAATAGTTCTGTGTTTAGTCCAATCATTGAACCATCTTTAAACAAATAGTCAGCCCATGCTTTTTCTTGATCAACAGCATCAACAAACATTTGAATACATTCTTGTTCTGTTTCTTCTGCAATCTTTGCAAAGTCTGGATCATCTGTTTTAAGAATCTTTAGTAGCATCTGTGTAGATGCAAGATGTAAGTTTTCATCGCGGGCAATTAATTTAATAATCTTAGCATTACCTTCCATCTTCTTTAGTTCGGCAAATGCCCAACTACATGCAAAGCTTACATAGAAGCGAACACCTTCTAAGATGTTTACGCTCATTAGTGTAAGCCATAGCAATTTCTTTAGCTCGTACAAGTTTACGGTTACATTACGTGCTTCTCGATTGCTTGTAACTTGATGTGTACCTTCACCTAACAAGTTGTACCACATGCTCATCTCAATCAAGTCATCGTAATACTTTGAAATATCACCTGCGCAATCAACAATCTCTTTGATGTCCATTAACTCATCAAATACTTTGCTTGGATTGCTGTAAACATTACGAATAATATGTGTGTACGAACGGCTATGAATAGTCTCTGAGAATGTCCATGTTTGAATCCAGTTCTCAATCTCTGGTAAGCTCACAATAGGAGCAAATGCTTCTACTGGTGCTCTGCCTTGTACTGAGTCTAGCAAGATCTGACGCTTTAGATTACTTGTAAAGATATGACGCTCGTGGTCAGTAAGGCCTTTAAAGTCTTTTGCATCCGCATAGATATCTACTTCTTCTGGTCGCCAAAAGAATCCTAACTGCTTATCAGTTAAGTTATCAAATGTTTTGTATTTTAGTGTGTCGTAACGTTGAATTGTTGGTCCTCCTGAAGGATCAAAGAAAGCAGTTACCTGTGTGTGATCGACTCGGTTGTCGACGTCAAAAACGCTCATAGAGTTTTTCCTCTTGTTAAATGTATATGTATATTAACACGCATATCTCTGCGTGTCAAGTTTTAAATGGTGCAGCTTTCGCAATCTTCATCATCGACTTCGCTAGGTGCAAGTTCTTGTTCCATTAGCTTGCCAACATCTAGTTCGCCTTGTCCGTCATATGTGTTGAAGTAATACAATTGCTTCCCACCATATTTATAAAACATAAGCAAATGTTGCATCATAACGCTCATTGGAATCTTTTCATCGTCATAGAACGTAGGATTGTAACTTGTGTTTACACTTACGCCTTGGTCAATATACTTTTGTAGTACAGCCATAATCTTAATGTAGCCTTCTGGGCTACGTTGATCCCATAGTAAATCATACTTGTTCTTTAGACGTTTGTACTCAGGTACAACCTGTTTAAGAACACCATGCTTTGATTGCTTCACACTAATTAAACTGCGCGGAGGCTCAATGCCGTTAGTTGCATTTGCAATCTGCGCACTTGTTTCGCTTGGCATAAGAGCCATTAGTGTTGAGTTACGGATGCCTGTTGCTTTTAGTTGCTCACGTAGTCCTTCCCAATCCATACGTTCCATATGCGGAACTAGTTCGTCTACATCTTTCTTGTATGTTTGATTAGGTGTAATGCCGTGTCCGTATTTTGTTTCCATAACACCACTTGGTGCACCTTGCTCTGCTGCTAGGTCTGCACTTGCTTTGATTAGATAGTAACTCCATGCTTCGGCATACTCGTCAATAAGAGCAAGTCCTGTTGCGTCTACATCTTGATAGTTCATGTCACGCTTTGCTAACCAGTATGCAAAATTGATAATGCCAACGCCTAAAGGACGGCGCTTTTCTGTAGATAACTGCGCTGCTAGAATAGGATAGTTTTGATAGCCTAATAGTGCATCAAGTCCACGCACTGCTAGACGACACACCTTTTCGAAATCACTTGGATCTTTGATGTTGCCCCAGTTAATTGCGCTGAGTGTGCATAAGCTAATCTCGCCTTCAGGATCATTAAGATCGTTTAATGGCTTTGTTGGTAAGTCAATTTCTGCACATAAGTTTGATTGTCTAATAGGTGCAACCTCAGGAAGGAATGAACCATGCTCGTTTGCATTGTCTACGTTCTGTAAATAAATGCGGCCTGTGTTCTTACGCTCTTCCATAAATGAACTAAACAAGTCAATTGCTTTTACTACTTTCTTACGTAGTTTTGTATTACGTTCTGCTGTTTCATACAGTTGTCTAAACAAATCTTGATCAGCAAAGAAACTATCATACAATCCAGGAACATCACTTGGTGAGAACAATGTGATGTCTCCGCCTTGGATAAGTCTTTCGTAAAATAGTTTGTTAAACTGTACACCATAATCCATATGACGCACACGGTTGTCTTCTGTGCCTTTATTGTTCTTTAGCACTAGCAGTTCTTCTGCTTCTAAGTGCCAAATAGGATAGTATATAGTTGCTGCGCCGCCACGTACACCGCCTTGACTACATGACTTTACTGCTGATTGGAACATCTTATAAAAAGGAATAATGCCTGTATGATATGCATCGCCTTTACGTACAGGTGATCCAATAGCACGTATCTTTCCTCCGCCAATACCAATGCCTGCTTTCTGGCTTACATAGTTGACAATAGATGCACTAGTTGCGTTGATGCTAGCCAGACTATCGTCAGACTCAATAAGAACGCAAGAACTGAACTGACGCTGAGGCGTACGAACGCCGGCCATAACGGGCGTAGGTAGGCTAATATCGTGTAAACTAATAGCGTCATAGTATTCTTTGACCCATCTTAGTCTCTCCTCTTTTGGATATGATTGGAATAGTGTTGCAGCGATAAGAGCATAGCACATTTGCGGAGTTTCGAATATTTGTCCATTTACTCTATTTTGACACAGATACTTGCCTCTTAGTTGCTCCATTGCTACATAAGTTAAGTTAACATCTCTGTCGTGTTTAATAAAACAATTAATAGTATTCCATTCCTCGTCACTGTAATACCCTAACAGTTCTGGATCGTAAAAGCCTAGTTCGATATTACGCTCAACAAGTTGCTTTACATGGAATGGTTCGTACTCTCCGTATACTTCTTTACGTAGAGCATAGTTAATAAGCCTGCCGCCTACGTACTGATAGTTTGGAGTATCTTCGTTGATAAGATCTGCTGCTGCTTTGATAAGAGTCTCTTGGATCTCTTTAGTTGTCATACCATTAAAGAATTGTATCTGACTCTTAATTTCTACCTCACTAGGGCTAACGCCTGTAATATCTTCACATGCATGAAAAACAACCTTGTGTAGTTTTTCGATATCTAACGGCTCACGACGCCCGTCGCGTTTGGTAACTTGAATCATTTTGTCTTTTCCTCTTTGGTTGGGTATTTAATCTAAAGACGGCATTGTGTAGCTAGTCTCGAGCGTCATATTGTTTGGTAATTTTGTTCGTGGTACTACATGTTGTAAGTCATATCCTATGCACATATCATCCACAAACAGGAGATATTCTGTTGACGATCTATTATTATCTCGTACAATGTTTATCTCGAATTTAGTCCCTATAAAACGCTCACATAACTGTAGAGTGTAAGAAATTGCAAGAATTTTCACGAAGGCACAATAATTATTTTCCTTAATAATTTCCCAAGGAGTAGGCCAATTTTCTTGTGTATAAGGGTCTGTCTGTAAAGAAACAAGAGGTGCAGAGGAATAAAAAGACACTACATCTTGTAGGGGATCGTCACTAGTTTCTAATGATTCACGGAATTCACGCCAGAGAAGTAGCCTGTCTTCATATTTTTTATCGAACATCTTAACCTATTGTTTTGACGGAGAACTGAAGCTCTCCAGTGCTTGGTATACTGTTAACTACTTTAACACCAAGTGTTTCAAATGTCAAGTTCGTATTGTCAATATTAAACAATTCTGACGTAAAAGCTAGAGATTTATTAAATGCTGCTGGTCCGTTGTAATCATACTCGTTAGTAACGTTTGTAGGTTGCCCTACACTATTTGGATCAATAAGCACTAATAATGTACCTACCTGTACAATGCTTTCGAATGGGTTTGTGTACATGTAATCAATTTGTACACGCTTTGGTCTATCGGATGGAATCTGTAGAATTACTGTAGGTGTACCGCTCGGAGCAAGGCTAACACGATCGTGTCCGAACTGTGTCTCATGACGTCCTTCTATCTCAGGAATA